GTGCCGTGGTCTAACCATAATTGCACTTTTGCAGCTGGTAGAATAAATCAAAGGCCCCAATCTCTGACAAATTGTCTTCACATATTACAATCATGTCATGAGTTGGAATAGGTATCATCCCGTGATTTTGAATTGCTCTACTACCTTTACCTTTACCTATGTAGTAAGGTGAGCCTGCTTTGGCAGTTGTTGAATCTTTGGATATTATGTATATGCTTACATAATATCCAGACAGAGTCCACCGTGGTGAATAAATATTCATGCTGACAGTTCCTTGTAAACTGTTAGAGAGGATAGATGTTAGCGCATCGTGATCCTCACCTTTGTTTAGCATTTTGGCAAACCACCTGACAATAAAGATTAGGCGCAAGCACCAAGAGCATGCTATAATTGCTAAACTTATGCGGAGTTGACCATGAATGAAACCCTGATCCTTGTAGCCTTGCTGTTTACCAAGCACTTTGTTGTAGATTTTCCGCTACAACATCGATATCAGTACAGTAACAAAGGCACTTACGGACATCCAGGTGGTATCCTACATGCTGGCTTGCATGGAGCAGGCACATATCTTTGCTTTGTGTGGTTTGCACCTGTTGCCGCAATTTACTTGGCCTTGATTGATATGTTGGTTCACTATCACATTGATTGGGCCAAGATGAATCTCAATGCTAGAATGGGTTGGGGACCAAACACACATGAACAGTTTTGGTGGTTGCTAGGCTTGGATCAGTTCCTGCACGCCATGACCTATGTTGGTTTAGTTGCATTGGTCACTGTATGATAGTCAAAACTTCTGTTCAACAACAATGGACCATTGTAATGCCTTGCGACAACTGCAAAAAGGCCTACTCGGAAGAGTACCACTCTTACTTCCGTGGCACATGCAACAAGTGGTTAGAAGATCGGTGCAATGACCCTGAGTGTGAGTTTTGTCTCGACAGGCCAACTACGCCGCAGGAGTGATTCTCTGTGAGCTACCAGGTGGTATTGGTATTGGATTATGACCCGGTATGGACTGCCTTAAAGTGGGCACAAGAGCACTGCCCCAGTTATATCACCATTGGTGCCAATGGTGCTTTTATCAAGCCAGTGCCCGGCGGGTGGGTTAGACAAGATCGCATTGTGTACTACTTTGGTGAACGGCATGACGCGGCATATTTTAAATTAAGGTGGGGTGGATGACAGTTCCAGAAGATCACAATTATCGAGTTCGTGTTAAACTACCCGGGTTTGACTTTCTTAGTGATTTATCAGTTGAACAGCACACCAATGATGTAAGACAAATGCGAGAATGGTTAGATGAATTAGTTGAATGGCAACCCAACATGTACAGTATAAGATTTTTCAGTCAAGGTGCGTTGGCAAACGTATGGTTCAAAGAGAAAGAACACGCTATGTTATTTAAATTGGGGTGGGCCTAAGGACATCAGTTATTCAGGCAGCGGTGGTAAGAACATTGCTCGTAAAATAGAAACGTCGCCTTGGAAAAGTTGGTACGCTTGGCGACCCATCCGGCTACATGGCGAATGGTGTGATGCATTTGATGACGAAGGTGCGTACTTTCGACGCTGGCATGTGGAGTGGCGAGATACTCAGATGCCGCGAGATTACGAAGTTGTACAATTTGAATGGCGGGAAGCTGCCAATATGTTTTTGCTAACTTGGGGGTGAAGCATTATGAATAAAACAGCAACACAAGTGCTCGAAGAACAGTATGCTGCCCGCGTAGCTCGAATCTTACGAGAAAAAATCGATAATGAAATCTTGTTTGACATGCTAACTCAGGTTGGTTGGACACGAGTAGAATTAAGCAAACTAACAAGAACTGATAATCGAGACATAAACATGTGGATGCATGCCGAATGCAAAAAGCATTGGAAGCGCCGCGGCAAGATATGGATATTTGAAAGTCGCAAAGAAGCCGCACTGTTTAAACTAACATGGAGTTAGAACAAGGTGAAAGTCGTGTATCCGGAGCACGATATTATACTGTTAAGCCAGTGTTTGAATGGTGGATGCCAGGTAGCTTGTCGGATACTAACACTACTTGGCGAGATATGATGGAGTGGTGCGTTGAAACATACGGCCCTACACCAGTAGATGGTATTTGGACTCCGGGTTCTAAATGGTATGCTAACAATGCAAAGTTTTGGTTTAGAGAAAAAGATGACCTGGCGTATTTTATACTTCGCTGGGGAAAGTAAAAGGAAATAATATGTATCAAGAATTTAGTTGGCGCAATGCCAAACACGATCCAATGATTGTCGAAGTCATGCATCACGGGCAAGTAATAATGCATTTCTTCATTGGCGAAGCTATGGAAGGCGCAGGACGCAAACGTGTAATGGCTCATGTGCGCGAATGTGATCACTCACCTTGGTTGAAGGAATGGCGGGAACTGGCCGAAGCTGAACTGCTTGACAAATTAAAACAATAATGCTATACTGACTTATGACCGAAGAAATTAAAAAACAAGAAGTAATGGATGCTCTGCATGCGTCTGGCAATGCATTTCTAAAAGCTGCAAACGAATGGCAAGACATGGCTAACTCATACTACTCCAGCCTCGAACCAGAAGAACAACTATGGGCATTTTGTGCTGTAGTTGAAAAGTTATCTAAAGGTGAGTTAGATGAAGGTCGTAGCTATCGAGGTATCTTATACGATACTTTTGGCTGGGGCCCAGAAGCTTATGCGGCAGCTCAACATGCTGGCTTTCTGGGCTTGCATAACAGCATCTATCGATTCGAAGACCTAGAACATGTGTTTAAGAACACGCTCAAAGAACTTGAAGTAGAAGTTGACGACGAGAAGTTACGCGATGCCTTGGCTAGGCACTTTTACTAAAGAAAAATACATAACACATTAAAGGGAGATACATAACACATGTTCGTTGATTGCTGGCACGATAAAAAGAAAGAAATCATCCACGTTGTAGAACGTGTAGATGGCAAGAGGGTACTCAAACAGTATCCTGCCAAGTACGTTCTGTACTATCCCGACAAGCAAGGCAAGTTTGTAAACATTGCCGGAGATAAGGTAAGCCGAGTTATGTTGGGCAATGCTGCTGCCTTTGACAAAGAAAAACGAATCCACAGCAACAAGAAATTGTGCGAAAGCGATTACAAGCCATTAAACCGTTGCTTGGAAGAAGTCTATGGCGGTCAAGACGGTCCCGATCTTCATGTTGCATTTTTCGACATTGAAGTATCATACGACAAAGTAAAAGGCTTCGCGCCACCAAGTGACCCGTTTAACTACATCACTGCCATTACCACGTATCTAATGTGGATGGATGTAAACATTACGCTGTGTTTAAAGCCCGAAGCAATGAGCGATCAAATGGCGCAAGAAATTTGTGCCAAGTTTGAAAACACAATCTTATGCGACAGCGAAAAGCAAATGCTTGACATGTGGCTTGAACTGATCGAAGACGCTGACGTATTAAGTGGTTGGAACTCAGAAGGCTTCGATATTCCGTACACTACTAATCGTATTACACGAGTGCTTGGCAAGGAACAAACACGCCGCATCTGCTTGTGGGATCAATATCCCAAGCGCCGCGAGTTTGAAAAGTATGGTAAAGCGTTAGAAACGTATGACCCCGTTGGTCGTGTTCACCTTGACTATCTTGAACTGTATCGCAAGTACAACTATCACGAACTGCCAAGTTATCGATTGGACTACGTTGGTGAGATTGAACTTGGTGAAAACAAGATCCACTACGAAGGTACACTGGATCAGTTATACAACAACGACTTTGAAAAGTTCATTGCTTATAACAGACAAGACGTATTGCTGTTGAAGAAGCTGGATGACAAGCTAAAGTTCATTGAACTTACTAACCTTATTGCTCATGCAAACACTGTTACACTTCGTGGCACGTTAGGTGCTGTGGCAGTCACTGACCAAGCTGTTATCAACGAAGCTCATAGTTTAGGTATGGTTGTTCCTGATCGTCCTCGCCGCAGTGAAGACTCAAAGGACAATGCGGCTGCTGGTGCGTATGTGGCTGTGCCTAAACAAGGCATGCACGAGTGGATTGGCAGCATGGACATTAACTCGCTGTATCCATCGCTGATTCGTGCTCTAAACATGAGTCCTGAAACTATCATCGGGCAAGTGCGACAAACTCGTACATTAGCGGGTATCGACGAATTCATTGCAGACGGTAAAGGTATCGCCGAGTTCTGGGAAGGTAAGTTTGCTTGCTTTGAGTATGATTCTGTTATGGCTCGCGAAATTGGTACGTCAGAAGTTATTGATTGGACAGATGGTACCAGTACTCAAATGAGTTCGGCCCAAGTGTATGACTATGTGTTCCACGGTGGCCAACCACTGATGATTTCAGGCAATGGTACAATCTTCAAGTACGACACCAAAGGTGTTATTCCCGGTCTGTTGGAACGTTGGTATGCTGAAAGAAAAGTATTGCAAGCCAAGGCCAAAGAAGCATACGGCACAGACATGTACGACTTCTGGGATAAGCGACAGTTGGTTAAGAAGATTAACTTGAACTCAGCTTACGGTGCGTTGTTGAACGCAGGCAGTCGATTCTTTGATCAACGACTAGGACAGAGTACTACACTGTGCGGCAGGCTTGTTGCCAAGCACATGGCAAGTCAAGTTAATGATTGCTTAACTGGCAATTATGAACACATGGGCAAAGCCATTATCTATGGTGACACTGACAGTTTTTTGGGGAGTAGTTTAATCGAATCTAGCCTGGGGGCCAAGACAGTCGAAGAATTATTCAATTGCGGCAACGAGCACTGGGATGACAATGGCAAAGAATACGCTTACCACCCAAACTTGATGGTTATGACGTATGACCCCGATCGTAATGAGCCATATCTTGGCCACACTGAATACATTTATAGGCATAAAGTATCTAAAGACTTGTACGAAATCGAAGATGAACTAGGTAATACTATTACTGTAACCGAAGATCACTCTGTTATGATTGAGCGGGATGGTGTTTTAATGGAAGCAAAACCGGCAGATATTACCAATGATGACATATTAATTTCAATTGTTTGCGGATCAACAGAGAAATAAGTTATGGTTCCATGCCCATAACTTACGGAGTCATACATATGCCAGGATTCAGGACAGCAAAGTTTTATATTGAAAAATTTGGCCAAGAGGCCGGTGAACAGAAGTATCGCGAAGTGGTGGCAAAACGTATTGTACGGGATACTCGGAGAACTGTTGCGTTTATCCCCGGTGAAGATGCAATCTTGAAAGGTGATGCAGTTAAATGCAGCGGATGCGGTAAAATATTTAAACGTATTACTAGAACACATCTCGCAACACAATGCGTTGAGCATATCACACCAAACGAATATAAGGCAAAGTATCCAGATAGCAAGTTAACAGCATTGAACTTAAACAAGTTGTTTAGCAATACAAAAGAATCCATCGTTGACAAGTATGGCAACGAAAGTGGCAAAGAACGATGGGAAAGCTACCAAGCTGTCCAATCAGAAACAAACACATTTGCGTACAAAGCAGCCAAGTACAACACCACAGTTGAACAGTTTTCTGTGTACAATAAAAGTCGCGCAGCAACTCTGGATAATTTTATAATGAGGCACGGCGAAGAACTGGGATTAGTTAAATGGGACGCCTACATTGAACGGCAACGGTATACTACATCTGTGGAGTATTTTATAGAAAAATACGGCCAGATGGACGGTACAATCAGATGGGAAAAATTTTACACTGATCGCGTAGATGCCCAGAATAACAATATATCCTTCCAAGAAATTTCAGTATTAAATTATCTGCGCAGTGCCAGAATGGACTTTGTACAACAGTACAAGATACGCAGTGGTCGTACGTTCAAATTCGATTATGCTAATGTTGACAAAAAACTGTTAATAGAGTATAATGGTGATATGTGGCATATGAATCCTAAGAAATATTCTGCAGAGTCTCTGCAGCCACGCACCAACATCACAGCAAAGGACATATGGGCCCGCGACTTAGCTAAGAAAAATATTGCAGAATCGGCTGGGTTTACCGTCTATTATATTTGGGAATCGGACTGGAAACACAATCGCGACAGTGTACTAACAAAAATTAAAGAGATATACTCTAACTCCTCACAATGAACAACGACAACTTAAAACACGCATTCAAAAAACTTATCCTGTCAGATTCAAATGATGTTACAGAATCATTTGCTGAGCTGAAAAAACATTTACAGCAAGTGCAGACCCCAACCACAATATCTTTACACAGGGGCAAGGTCAAATCTGTAAAGAAAATTCGCAAAGCAAGCAATGAGTATGTGTATGACATTGGTATGCAAAATGAAGCCAAACCTTGGTTTTTTGGAAACAATATCTTACTACACAACTCTGTTTACTTCAGCGCCGTGCCAGTGTTTAAGTCTCAGATTGAATCAGGTGAGATTGATTGGAGCACTGACAAGATCATTGAGCTGTATGATGCTATCTCTGATCAAGTAAACGACACGTTCCCAGCGTTTATGAATCGTGCGTTCAATGCTCCTGCTAGCCAAGGTGAGATTATCAAAGCTGGTCGAGAAGTGGTTGCTAGCAAAGGCATCTTTATGACCAAGAAGCGTTATGCTGTTCTTATTGTAGATAAGGAAGGCAAACGTAAAGATCGGGATGGTTCCAAAGGCGAATTAAAAGCCATGGGACTTGACATGAAGCGGGCCGATACTCCAGAGTTTATGCAACGGTTCTTAGAAGAAGCACTTACCATGACGCTGGAAGGTGCTACCATGGAAGCAGTTATGGCTCGCGTAAAAGAGTTCCGCGAAGAATTTAAGAGCCGTCCAGGTTGGGAAAAGGGCACACCTAAGCGTGTAAACAACCTAACTAAACATACTGATGTTTATAAGAAAACAGGTAAGTGTGGTGTTGGACATGCAATGGCTGCTATCAACTGGAACCGTATCAAAGAAGCGTATGGCGATAGACGTAGTATGGACATTACCGACGGACAGAAAGCTATTG